ATTACTGGCGTTGGAGAATCTTCTTTTACAGTTACAACAAGTCACACATCAGACAATCCCTATCACACAGTTGAGCCTTATGGCATTGCTGCGGCAGAAACTTATACAGATTACGCAACAATTCCAGCAATTCAAAGTGCCTCTCTTATGATTTCCATAGATATCTGGCAATCACGCCAAGCACCTTCATCTGGCGGCGTAACCATTGATGGCTTTGCACCTTCTCCATATCGGATGGGAAACACACTTCTAGCGCGTGTGCGTGGACTTCTAGCACCTTACCTAGACCCTCGCTCAATGGTGGGGTAAATGCCTCTTGCTATTACTACCCTTCGCACAACTATAGCGAACGCACTTACAGACAACACAAAATATTCAGTATTTGCTTTCCCACCAAGTACACCTATTGCAAACAGCGTAATTGTCAGTCCTGCTGATCCATATATAACTCCAACAAATAATTCACGCAATTCAGTAGCCCCTTTGGCTTCTTTCAATATTGTCTGCTTAGTTCCGTTGCTAGACAATGAGGGTAACTTAAACGGAATCGAGGAAATACTTGTGGCTGTGTTTAACAAGCTTGCAGCATCTTCCTTAACATATAATATTGGGGCTGTGAGCGCACCGAGCGTTCTAAACGCAGTAAGTGGTGATTTGCTTACTGTGTCAATGCAGCTTTCTATCCTGACAGAATGGAGCTAATCATGACTGATTTAGCACAATGGGAAAAAGATAATGAAGCGTTCCTGATTAAAATCGGTCAGGTTGCTCCAAAAGCAGAAGCAAAACCAACAACCAAGAAAGACGAGGAATAACCTAAATGGCAGTATATCTAGCTAACACAGGAGTTCTTACTGTTAATGCGGTGGATCTCTCAACTTTAGTTTCAAGCGTAACAATCAATCGTTCATTTGATGAGGTCGAGACCACGGCTCTTGGTGATCTTGGGCATCGTTTTGTCAAGGGTCTAGAAGCATCATCAATCACTATTGACTTCTTCAATGACTCAGCATCAGCAAAGACATTACAGACATTGAACTCAACATGGGGCTCAAATGTAACAGTGACATTCAAGCAGACAGATGCAGCAACGTCAGCGACAAATCCTTTGTACACTATGACTTGCTTAATCAATAACACTACACCGGCAAATGGCGACGTTTCAAGCCTCTCAACACAGAGCGTAACTTGGAACGTATCGGGTACAATCGCAATTACAACAGCGTAATAACTAACTAAGGGGCTAAAAATGGCAAAGCTAAAGGTAACAAGGGCAGATGGTCAGGTAACTGATTATGAAATTACACCAGTAATTGAGTACGCCTTCGAGCAAGCTAAGAACAAAGGCTTTCACAAAGCGTTGATAGAGGATCAGAAGCAATCTGATGTTTATTGGCTCTGCTGGGAAGCAATTCGTCGGTCAGGTGAAACCGTTAAGCCTTTTGGCGAAGACTTCATCTCTACGCTTAAAGTTGTAGAGGTCTTAGAGTCTGACCCTTTGGCGTAACGCGAGAGTCCATCACCTATCTCGTTGCACGATTGTGCTTAGAGACTGGACTCTCGCCACAAACTTTAATTGATCTCGATAGTAAAATGTTTAGAACCCTCATCCAAGCGATGAAGGATAGAGCAAAGGAGCAAGAGGATGCCAGCAGAGGTAAAAGGCGTTCTTGAATTGCGTAAAGCTTTGCGCGAATATGCTCCAGATTTATTAAAAGCAACTAACAAAGAAATCATGGAAGCAGTAAAACCAATTGTTAGTCAAGCGCGTGGGTATATTCCAACCGCAGCACCTTTAAGCGGATGGGCTACTCGTTCATTTACTGAAGGCAAATTTCCACAATATAGTGCCAGCACAATACGAGCTGGCATTGGTTATCAAACCAGCCCAACCAAAGTCAATAGAGCTGGCTTTAGTTCTATTGTTACAATATTTAACAAATCAAGAGTCGGTGCTATTTACGAAGTTGCAGGACGCAGGTCAGAAACTTGGAATGGCAAAGGCTCAAGTCCACGATCACAATCTAAAAACCCCAACGCTGGAACTCAATTAGTTTCAGCTTCAGGTGAGTTATATGGTCGCAAACGCGGAAACGATGGCAAAGATAAACGTGGTCGTTTAATTCTTAGAGCATTTGAAGACAATCAAGGCAAAGCTACTGCGAAGGTTATGAAAGCAATTGAAACAGCAGATGCGAAGTTTAAAGCTCGCACATCAATGTTTGATTTGAAGCGAGGTGCGGCATGAGCGTTAAGGTAAGTATTGGTGCAGAATTTAAAGGTGCAAAAGCTTTTAAACAAGCAGAAACCGCCACAGATAAATTAAACAAATCAGTCACAAAACTTGGTAAAACACTTGGCGTTAGTTTAGGGGCAGCAGCAGTAGTTGCTTTTGGAAAAGCTTCTGTAAGAGCGTTTGTAGCAGATCAAAAGGCTGCAACTGTTTTAGCAAATACAATTAAAAATCTTGGTCTTCAAATGTCAGCTCCTTCTATAGAGAATTACATTCAAAGTCTTGAGCGGGCAACGGGAGTTGCTGACGATCAACTTCGTCCAGCAATGCAAAGTTTGCTACAAGTGACAGGTTCAGTTACCAGTTCTCAAAAAATTCTTGCTCAAGCCATTGAGGCATCTAGAGCAACAGGCGTGGATTTGACTACAGTTGCTCAAGATTTAGGTCAGGCTTATGTTGGAAATACTCGCGGTCTTCGCAAATATTCTTTAGGATTGACTCAAGCAGAACTTAAAGCAGCTTCGTTTGCGCAAATATCAGCTCGATTCAACACTTTGTTTGGCGGTGCAAATGAAGCTTATTTGGCTACCTATGCTGGTCAAATGGAACGCTTAGGTGTAGCGGCTGGCGAAGCTCAAGAAACAATCGGCAAAGGGCTAGTTGATGCACTTATTGTTCTTTCAGGTTCAAAAAGCGTAGATGAATTAGCTATGAAAATGGAAAAAGTTGCTCAGTTCACAGCTAATGTGATTGGTTCAATTTCGCGTTTTGCTGTAGTTACTAGAGGACTTTTAACAGGCAAATCAAGTGCAGAAGTTAAAGCTCAAGTTTTTGGCAAAGCAGCAGCAGTAAATAACATAACTCCAAATATTGCTTCATTAGTCAGAGTTTCTCAAGAAAAGAAGGCAGAAGAAGCGGCTCTTAAGCGATCTAAGGCATTAACTAAGGATAAAGCAACTCAACTTGCCATTGACAAAGCAAAAGCTTCTCTTGCAAAGGCTCAAGCAAATTTTGATATTACAAAAATAAATCTAGCGGCAGCCCTTAAAGGGAAAGTCACAGAAGATGAAAAAAATCGCCTTTTAGCCCTGCAAGCCATCGAAAATGGCAATGGAGAAGAAGCTCTTAAGTATATTGCCAAGATTGATGCAGCACGCGCAGATGCGGCATCAAAAGAACTTGCCCGCCAAAAATTAAGTTATGAAGATGCAATGGCTAAAATTCAAGCTCTCAATGCCGCTATTCAATCGCGTCAAGCTTATCTTCTTCAAATAGGCAATCCTAGCGCACCATCAGTTGCAGCAGGAAGTGTTGCTAATATGGGTGCAGGTCAAGCAGACTTTGGAGCGGCTGCATATCAAACACCAACTAATCCTTATGGCAGTAGTTATTATGGAGCAACTGGTCGAGATCCTATGCCCGTTATAAATGTAAATATTGATGGAAAGACAGTTGCTAACGCCGTATATGACACATCAAACTCTGGCACAGCTTCTTCAACCGCTCGCACCACAGGACAGTTTGCATAAGCATGGCACTTCCTGCAACCATAACAGTTACGCTTGACCTGTCATCGGGAGCAATTTTTGGTTTGCCTTTTACGGTTGGCGATCCTGTAGCGGGTCGTTTTGGTTATGGAACTTTTGCAGGTTCAGAAACTCCCGAAAAGGTAGTTGATTTAAGTTCAACGACTCGTCAAATAACAATCAACAGAGGCAGAAGTGTTCAGCAAGATACTTACCAAGCTGGAACAGCAACCATTCGTGTCTTAGACCCAGACTCTTATTTTTCACCTCAAAACACAACTTCTCCTTATTATCCAAACATAGTACCGCTTCGTAAACTTCGCGTTTCAGCAACAGTTGGTTCAGTAACTCATTGGCTATTTTCTGGTTATACAACAGATTATATGTACTCTTATGACCAAGCCGAGAATATGGGTTATGTAGATATAAAATGCACAGATGCTTTTCGTTTGTTTAACATGGCTCAAATTACAACGGTGGCTGATGCAACTTCAGGACAAACAACTGGAACACGCATTGGCAAAATCTTGGACACCATGCAATTTCCAACAAACTTACGTCAAGTTTCTTCAGGTTCGACAACCTGTCAAGCAGACCCAGCAACCACTCGTTCAGGTTTGGATGCTCTTAAAAATGCAGAATTTACAGAACAAGGTGCATTTTATATAAACGCTGATGGCGGTGCGGTTTTTAAGTCACGTGATGAAACTATAAGTTCACTCAATGAAACACCAATCGAATTTAATCAAACTGGCGGTATTCCTTACAAAAATCTTCAATTTGCCTTTGACGACAAGCTCATCATCAATAATGCAGATTTTACTCGCGTTAGCGGCACGACTCAAACTGTAAGCAATGCACTTTCTATTGCTAAATATTTTCCTCATGGCATTGTTCAGCAAAACCTTGTGGCTGAGACAGATAACCAAGTTCTTAATATTGCTCAGGTCTATGTAGCTACAAGAGCCGAGACAACAATCCGCATTGATGCTATGACTATTGATCTTATGGATAGTGCGGTTCCTACAGCCACAATTTTAAATCTTGATTATATCTCAAATCTTAGAATTTCCAATATCCAGCCTTACGGATCAACTTTAGTCAAAACCCTGCAATGTCAGTGCTAGGCTTGGACAAAAACACCTAATTCAATGCAAGTTACCGTAACGACTCTTGAGCCTATTGTTGAAGGTTTCATAATTGGCAGCAGCCTTTACGGTATAATCGGACAATCTATAATGAGTTACTAGGAGCATCACATGGCAGTAGGCTTTCCAGCAGCAACAGGCGACATCTTCACAGCAGCCGATTACAACGGGCTTGTGACCTTTGATGTATCAGCCGACCAGACAGC